GATTGGTTGTACTAATTATTGGATCTCTAATTATGAATTACTTTAATTATTTAGAGATTCGTAATCTTCGTAAGTTTAATGAATATCAAACTACTTGTATTGATACTATTAACAAAAGACTTCGGGATAATGAATATAATAACTATGAGAATCTGCGGACTATTACTCGTAACCACGAAGAGCTTATTAGTTACAGGAATGTACTACGTAGACTGGAGCCAATTGCAATCCTAGCTGATAAGTTTGACATCAAGCGTAAGCTAAAGTACAGTTCTGAACATACTAATGATCTTAAAGCTGATCTTAAGGAGATTGAACGTGAACTCAAGGACCTTGCTTGATTTATTGGAAAATGCGATTGACTGTGACTCAACAACTGCAATGCACTATGGGTACACAGCAAAAGAAATTCACCGTAAGTGTATTGCCCATATTAAATCTTTGGATCAAACCATACAGAAACTAAAAGAAGAGCGCAAAGACCAACCTTATAGCTTAGGTTGGGGAAAGGGTAAGGATGAATAAAACCTATGTAGATCCCCCTTCGGGATGGAGATATGGTTTTCCTAAGTTCTTTATTAATCATCCCAAAGACTTTAATAAGTGGTTGGTGGATAATGGCTATCCACAATCTGAAATTGATCTTTGGCCCCAAGGTGTACCTTGTGGAATGTATATAGTTTCAGATGAAGAAGAGCAAAATTTTAATAGCGGTTTGCGTAAATGTGGTCTTTGTGGTTGTTGGGACTGGCCTGTAAACCATCATGACGACTGTTTAATCTGCAATAAAGCACAATACGGAGATTAATAAAATGAAACTAAACCGATTAGCAATGCACCAAGAATGGTTTGATAAAAATCAACATCTGATGTTTTTAGAATCCCGTATCGTAATGCAGGAACTACTTGCCATGACTAGAGAAGCCCGTAATCAACGCGACGAGGCAAGGCGGGAAGCCTGTTATCTTGCAGCTGAACTAGATATGCTTAATCAAATTTCTATTACACCAGAATCGGTTGCTGAAGAATATAATTGGGATTGTTTTAAGACTCATGTATAGTGAGTCACATGGCTTCGTGGCGGAATAGGCATACGCAGCGGACTTAAAATCCGTAGCCGCAAGGCGTGGGGGTTCAAGTCCCCCCGAAGCTACTAGCCCTTATAGCTCAGCTGGTAGAGCAACCGACTTTTAATCGGTTGGTCGCAGGTTCAATCCCTGCTGGGGGCATTGTCTTTTTACATAGGAGTAATATGGAAACTGAATCAAAGGTAGTATCGCGTAAACGCTGCCCTAAGTGTGCAGCACAAGGTAACGACACATCAGGTAACAACCTAGCCGTATATGATGACGGCCACAGTTATTGCTATGCATGTGAATATTATATTAGAGGAAACAAAATGGAAACAATTGTCGTAGAGGAAACACCAACATATGCAACAGAAAAGTTCCGTACTGGTGAGATCCAGGCTTTACCACACCGACGAATTAACGACAAAACTACTAGACAATATGGGTACCAGACTACAAGTACTGGAGCCGAAATTGAGTCTTTCTACCGTGCGGATGGCACACTACAAGCTCAACACATCCGTTACGACGGTAAGAAGTTTGCATGGATCGGAGACACATCAAACCTCCAGTTCTATGGTCAACAACTCTTTCCTAGTGGTGGCAAGAGGCTTCTCATTACAGAAGGAGCCATTGACTGTCTTACTATGGCCCAACTCTTTGACAACAAATACCCAGTTGTATCCATCCCAAATGGAGTTAATTCAGCTGTAAAGTGTATCAAAGATAATTATGAATATGTATCATCATTTGAAACCATCGTCCTTTGCTTTGATATGGATGATCCCGGACAAAAGGCTGCACGTGATGTAGCAGAAGTATTGCCACCGGGCAAAGTCAAGATCATGTCCTTGTCACGTAAGGACCCAAACGAAATGTTGGTACATGCCGAGTCTGCTCAAATACTACAAGCATACTGGAATGCAAAAACTTTCTCACCCGATTCTATCCTACATGTCTCACAGATTGTATGTGAGAATGAGAACTCTAGTGTTCAAGTCTATGAGTATCCTTGGGATTCCTTGACTACATTTATGATTGGTCAGGATTCCGGTAGACTTAATCTCTGGACTTCGGCTACGGGTCACGGCAAGTCCACTATCATCAGAGAACTAGTTGTTGATCATCTCAATCACGGTCGTGCTGTCGGTGCTGTATTCCTTGAGGAATCTCCAGAGCAGACTGTTGATGATCTCATCTCACTCAAGATTGGTAAGCCTGTCCGCAAGATCATGTCACAACGACAACTGAATGATCTTCGCAAGAAGAACAACAAGTCTACCGTAGACATGGTGGAAGACAACCTAACGGAAGAAGAATACAATGCAGCAAAAACAACTATTAGTTGCATGCCTCTTTATCTTTATGATCATATTGGGAATGCTAACATTAACAATATTATCAATCGCCTTGAGTACATGGCTGTTGGTCTTGATTGCAAAGTTATTTTCCTTGACCACATCACTTTGCTTGGTAATATGCTATTGTCTAGTGGTTCTGATTTTGGTAATGATGAGAGACTTGTACTTGACTCGGTAATGAAGAAACTACGAGAACTGGTAGAGCGTACTGGAGTTACCCTCCATGTTATTGCCCATATCAAGAAGACCGATAAGAATGTCGATGAGGGTGATCGAATCAACCTAAACGATCTTCGTGGTTCGGGTTCTCTTGCTCAGATCTCGGACAATGTCTTTGCACTAGAGCGCAATGCACAGCATCCAGATCCCGCAACATGCAACACAACCAATGTACGAGTTCTCAAGAATCGTAAGGGTGGTAAGCGTGGCATTGCAACGGCTTTGTTCTATAATGACCAGACATCCAAGCTTATGGATGTACCATTCGTAGTAACCCCTGAAGGAGAAGTTCTTTATCGTTATGATGCACTTAGTATTTGACATTGAAGCTAACGGTCTTAATGAAGTAGTGGCTGGTAAGAAGGATACTTATTTACCAGAAGCTACTAAGATTTGGTGTATGTCTGTAATGGATATTGACACCAAAGAAATCTTTCTATTTGAACAAGATAACATGGCTGATGGTATAGAAATGCTTCGACACGCAGATCTAATCATTGGTCACAATATCTATGGTTTTGATATTCCACTTATTGAACGACTGTATGGTCCACTTAATAAGAAACCATGGGATCAAGTAATTGACACTCTAATTCTATCTCGTCTAATGTATGGGGATAATCCACCAACCAAGGATCAATCTCACTCATTGATGGCTTGGGGTGAACATCTTGGTGAAGCTAAGGCTGATTATCAAGGTGGTTGGGATCAATATACAGCTGAGATGGGTAAGTATTGTTTACAAGATTCTATTGTAACTGATAAAATCTGGGAACACTTTGGCAAACAAAACTACCTAAGTATGTATAATCGCGCAGCAAGAATGGAACATGTTGTTGCTGATATGATCAAACGTCAGGTTGAAGCTGGTTTTAGTTTTGATATCGACAAAGCTGAACAATTAGAAATGGAATTGTTAATTGAAAAATCACAAATTGAAGACACCATGCGAAAGATCTTCCCAGACAAAATCATTATTAGACATTCTGAGAAGACAGGAAAGCGACTCAAGGATAAAGTCGAAGTATTCAATCCAGGTTCTAGACAGCAAATTGCCGAAAGACTCAAAGAAAAGTATGGATGGGAAGCCCCAACCACCGACAAGGGAAACCCCAAGGTGGACCATGAAGTTCTATCTCAGCTAGAATATCCAGAAACCAAAACTCTTTGCAATTACTTTGATCTTATTAAACTAATGGGTCAAGTTTCTGATTGGGTTGGTAGAGCACATCGCAGTAGAGATGGACGTATTCATGCGTACATCAACACTCTTGGTGCTGTAACTGGTCGTATGTCCAGTAAGGAACCAAACATCCAACAAGTCCATTCTGATCCACGTGCTCGCGCATTGTTTGTTCCACAAAAGGAATGGTCATTGGTAGGTTCTGATCTTAAGGGTCTAGAACTAAGAATGCTTGCACACTACCTGTATCCTTATGATGGAGGTGCATATGCAAAGGAAGTTTGTGAAGGAGATATCCATACCCACAACCAAAAGGCTATGGAACTAGATTCAAGAAACACCGCTAAGACTGCAATCTATTGCTTCCTTTACGGTGGTGGTGATGAAAAGTTTGGTAAAACTATTGGTTGTTCTGTTTACAAAGCAAAACAAACCAAGAATAAACTCCTTAGTAACATTCCCGGACTTAAGAAACTAATTGAAAATTGTAGATTTGATACCTTAGACAAGGGATATGTCAAGCCATTTAATTGGCGACCTGTCTTTGTGCGTAAGGAACATGCTGCCCTGAATACTTTACTGCAATCTTCAGGTGCCCACATTGCCAAAGCTTGGGCTTGTGTAGCAGATCAAAGACTACGGCTTGAGATTGGTGAAGATAGATTTAACTGGGTTGCTTCTGTACATGACGAATTACAAGTTGAATGTCATCCAGATGTGGCTCATAAAGTTGGTAAGATCCTCTGCGATTCAGCAACCACTGCAGGAGAACTCCTAAAGTGTAATTGTCTAATTGAAGCAGAATATAAAATTGGCTCTAACTGGTCGGAGACACACTAATGCCACGAGATTATAAAGACGAATATGAAAAGTTTCAATCATCAACTAAATCTAAGAAAGACCGTGCTCATCGTAATAAAGTACGCCGAAAGGCTACAAGAGATGGTCGAGTAAAGAAAGGTGATGGAAAAGATATTGACCATGTTGATGGAAACCCAAGAAACAACTCTAAGAAAAATCTTCGGGTTGTTAGTAAATCAACAAACCGAGCTAAGAAATGAAAGATATTTTGGTGTGGGTGGCTGTTGGTTTTTTGTTGTTTACATTCTACCAGATGTTAAAAATTGTATGGGGTGACGATGAGTGATCCAGTATACTTTATGCGTCAAGTAAACGAGTTTATAGCTAGTAATCCAAATCATCCCATTGTAATTGAATACAATCGTGGTGAAATTGGATTAGGTTATATTATTCGACATTGGCAGGAGATTCATAATGAGAATTATTCAAATTAGTGGTAAGGGCCGAGTAGGTAAAACTACTCTTGCCCATTTAATTGCCAAGTATTCTATTGATCTTGGTTATAATCCCGTTATTCTTCCTTTTGCTGCTGCTATTAAGCAATCAGCAGAAGAGCAAGGAATAACTAAAGAAACAGATTCAAGTAAGTATCGTGAATATTGCCAAGAACTTGGTGCTTCCAAACGAGCAGAAGATCCTGATTATTGGATTACTAGAACGTTTGAAACAATCCAAGAATACATGCTCAAAGAAATTGATAATAAACAATATATCCGACCAGACTTTGAATATGTTATTATTCAAGATGATGTTCGTTACATGAATGAACTTGCATTTGGTCGTAATCTTGTAGCTACTCAAATCTTTGTTCATCCTGATGATCGACTATTACCTGAACATAATGCTGAGTGGCGCAACCATGAAAGCGAAACCTTAGCTAATAATTATGATCAAATGTTAGATGGATCTCAAGCAAACAATTATGTTGATTTGTTTGATATTCTAATCTACAATGGTGAATCACTTAAGAAACTAGAAGAGTATGTAAAGAAGAATGTTAAAGAATGGTTAGATATTGGTTACCTTGAACTAACTGAAATAGAATCAGGAGACTCTAGTGAAACCGACTGAAGCTATTCTAGACGGTGATATTATTGCTTATCGTGCTGCTTTCTGGGCTGACTCAGAAGGTATTGAAGATCTCCCAAGTCGTATTAATCTTGATATTAAGAACTGGACTCCTCCAGGAGTAGACACAGTATTTATTGCTATGTCTTGTCCTAGATCTCATAATTATCGTAGAATGTTCTGGCCAGCTTATAAACAACATCGTGATGATTATAAATCTCCAGATTCTATGGGAGTTGCTTTAGAAAGTATTTACAATGTTCAAAACACTACAGTACGATGTGTAAATCACCTAGAAGCTGATGACCTTATTGGTATGTTGGTATCAGAAGGTAGGGCAATTGGAGTTACTGTAGATAAAGATCTTCGTCAGATTCCTGGATGGCACTGGAATCCAGACAAAGAACCAGAACCAACTCAAGTATCTGAAGAAGATGCAAATAAATACTTTTATCAACAGTGGATGACTGGAGATACCACAGATAATATCTGGGGTCTTTGGAAGGTTGGTCCTGCTAAAGCTAAGAAAATCCTTGATAACACTCCCCAAGAAGAATGGGATAATGTTATTATGGACATGTACCAGAATGAAGATTGGGCTAAGCGTCCTGAAAACAAACGCCCATTAGAAATGTATCGTAAAGATTTTGCCCTGTCTCAAGCTAGGTGTGTACGCATCCTAAGAACAGGGGACTATAACAAAGAAACGTCTGAAATTAACCTTTGGAGTCCAAATAACCAAGGAGTTAGAAACATTTTGGACTTAGAGAAGGGAGTCATAAGAGATGAGTAAGTTACTACAAGAGTTTACCGCCATTGATAAGTATTGTCGATGGATTCCAGAAAAAAATAGACGAGAGTCTTGGAACGAGGCAGTTAATCGTTATTTTGATTATTTAACTAAGAGACTAAACCTTAAAGAAATCCTGCCAAATGAAGATTGGCTAGAGTTTCATAAAGCTAAGGATATGATGAAAGATCTACAAGTATTTGGTTCTATGCGGGCTTTAATGACCGCAGGACCTGCTCTTGATAAGGACGATGTGGCAGCTTACAATTGCTGTTATATTGCTATTAAGAATACCCAAGACCTATCAAATATTCTGTACACTTTAGCCTGTGGTACTGGGGTTGGGTTCTCAGTTGAAAAGGATAATGTCAATCAACTACCAACCATTGCAAATACCATTACTAAGGTAGATGAGTCTATTGTTGTAGAAGATTCCAGAGAAGGCTGGGCAGATGCCTATAAGCGTTTTATTGACGAACTCTACAACGGTAAGCATTTTAACATGGACGTAAGCAAAATACGGCCAAGTGGTGCTCGTCTTAAAACTTTTGGTGGCAGAGCATCAGGTCCAGAACCATATGTAAAGTTGATTAAGTTTACTGCTAAGATATTCCATAATGCTCAGGGTCGTAAACTTAAGTCACTAGAGGTACATGATCTTGTTTGTCAAATTGCAGAGTCAATCATTTCAGGTGGTGTACGTCGATCTGCGTTAATTTCTTTATCAGATTTGTCCGATAACGAAATGGCCCATGCTAAGTCTGGTCCTTGGTGGGAAACCAATGGTCGTAGAAGCTTGGCTAATAACTCAGCTGTCTATGAAACCAAACCAGATATGGGTATGTTCTTGCATGAATGGTCTTCTCTTTACAATAGCCGCTCAGGTGAGCGTGGTATTTGTAATCGTGAATCTATGCGTGCTTTAGCAGAACGAGCTGGTCGAGATAAGAACTATGCATTTGGTACAAATCCATGTTCTGAGATTATTCTACGACCAAATCAATTCTGTAATCTTTCTACTATTGCTGTTCGTCCAGACGATCAAGCACCACAACTTATTGATAAGATTCGATATGCAACCATTCTTGGCACTATTCAGTCAGCTCTTACTGATTTCAAATACTTTGAATCTCGTGGACAAGGAGAGTTTAAGAAGAACTGCGAAGAGGAGCGACTACTTGGAGTATCTATGACGGGTATCTTTGACAACAACCTAACTAATGGTGGTCAAGGTCCACAAGAACTACAGAAGTTGCTAGAAGCCCTGCACTTTGTTGCTCATGGTACAAATAAGAAATGGGCTAAGATTCTTAATATTGCTGAAAGCAAGTCTATTACTTGTATTAAACCAGAAGGTACTACAAGTTGTGTAGCTGGTACTGCATCAGGTTTGCATCCAAGATTTAGTAAGTTCTATATTCGTCGCAGCCAGATGCCTGTAACATCTCCAATGACTAGTTTCCTTAAGGATGCAGGAGTACCTTGGCAACCATTCTTCTATAATCCAGAAAATATGGTTGTATTTGAGTTTCCTGTTAAGGCAGACTTTGGTGTAACTGAAGATCAAATAAACTCAATTGGTCATCTTAATTTGTGGTTATCGTATCAATTATGGTACTGTGATCACAAGCCAAGTGTTACTGTAAACTATACAGATAAAGATTATCTGGCAATTGGTAGTTGGCTTTGGACATATTGGGATTATGTATCAGGTGTTTCGTTCTTGCCAAAGGATGACAATACATATGAACATACTCCATTTGAAGCTATTACAGAAGAAAAGTATAATGAACTTAATTCTAAGATGCCAGAAACAATCAACTGGAGTCTTCTTTCAGAATATGAAAAAGAAGATACAACTAAGACATCCCATGCAATGGTGTGTACAGCTGACGGATGTGAATTAACTTAAGGAGTTACTATGCCAACAATGTATATTGAATCCGAATATGACATGGATCAGGCGTTAGCCGAGACAATGAAGTTAGTCAAGCTAAAAGACGCCACCTTGGATGTCGGCTTTAACAACATGGGAATGGTAAATATATTTCTTGATAACCTTAATGCTACTCTTATTGAGAATAAGGTAGACCCAGGAGACAAGAAGTTTCACCTTAATATTATGGTAAAAAACAATGAACAAGCTTGAAATTCTATTAAAGCAGTGGAAGGAGGGCAAGGTTCTAAACAAGGACCTTGCCCTTTGCCTAAGCTATATTAACGGACTAAACATAGAAAAGGCGCGTAATGAAACAAGAATTCCACATACCGAAAGAATTGATTCTCCATCTGGAGAAAATGATTCAACTGAGCCCCGCAGATCTAAAACTAAAAGATTATGAGCGTGGCTTTAAGGCTGGTCAGCTAGAAGTAATTGGTAAATTACGTTCAATGTACGAACTACAGGAAAGGAGGTAACTATGGGTAAAGGTGGTGGCGGCGGTAAATTATCGCAAAAACAAATTGATGCTCAAATGAAACAACAAGAAGACATGTTTAATCGACAAATGGCTTTACAACAACAATACCAAAGAGAAGCCGAAGATCGGTTACGTCTTGAAAAAGATCGTGAACGACAATTAGAATACCTCCGTAGAACTGAAGCTGCACAAGCTAAGGAACAACGTAGAACTACAGAAGAACAACAAGAAGCTGCAACATTCCGTGAAATGACTGGTCAGCTTAAAGAAGAAACTAGCGACTTTGGTGGTGGGTTTAATTTAGATATGCCTACTATTGAAAGACCTGGATATGAACAAGAAGATAGACCACTATAAGGAGAGACAATGAATCAAGAAAAGACCATAAAAGATAGATGGTTGACTCTTCATAATAAAAGAACAACCAAGTTAGACAAAGCTAGAGCTTGCTCAGCTGTTACTGTCCCAACACTATTGCCTTATCAATCAATGACTGGAGAAGATAATCTATTTCAAACTTACTCTTCTGTTCAGTCACGTGGTGTAACCTCTCTTGCTAGTAAGATCCTCAGTGTTCTTATTCCATTAAACGATACTCCATTCTTTTCTTTTGGTCTTAAGAATGGTAGAGAACCAACTCCTGATATTCAAGAATACCTTGATAAACTATCTTTCCAAGTCTATAGAAAACTTATTTCTAATAATCTTAGAGAAATATCATACTTAGCTATACAACATCTTATTGTTACTGGTGATGTTCTAATTATTATGGAAAATGATTTCTCATTCCGAGTAATTAGATTGGATCAGTTTGTTGTTCGTCGTGATGTAAATGGCGTTGTAAAAGAATTTATTTATTTAGAATTTATTTCTCCTAGCAACGAGGAACCAGCCAGTGCCTATGATTTCCTTTCGGGCGAAGAAAAACAAGCAGGGTATAAAACAGTATACATTAGAGTATTCCAAGACGAAGAAAAGAAACAATGGAAAGTTGAAAAAGAATTGGAAGGGAGCATCATTGATACTGGTTATTATGATGTTATTCCTTATATTATTCTTCGTTGGTCTAGCATTGCTGGTGAGGATTATGGACGCTCACATGTCGAAGATATTTATTCAGACATTCGTACATTGGAATCATACAGTAGAGCTCTTATTCAAGGTATGGCCGCAGGTTCAACATTCTTTATGGGTATTGATCCCGCAGGTATTACTGAAATAGATGATCTGGCTGGTG